GAATCCATTTGTCGGTTCTGGTGGCGAAACAATGACAGCTAACGAAAATCAGTATTACAGAAAAGTTAAAATTTCTAACTTGATGTAATTTCGGTTTTTATCTAAATCAGAGGGGATAGGGGTTTCCCTGTCCTCTCTTTTTTTTTGGAGTTTACTAATGAATGAGTATAAATCGAAAGTAGTTCGCATAGTTGATGGCGACACCATTGATGTTGATATTGATTTAGGATTTGATATCATACTTTCTAAACAGAGAATTAGACTTTTTGGTATTGATACACCAGAATCAAGAACTAGAGATAAAGAAGAAAAATATTACGGAAAGATATCAGCACAGTTTTTAAAAGACCATTGCCCTAAAGGTTCTTATATAACACTAAGGACATATTTAGATAAGAAGGGGAAATTTGGAAGAATACTTGGAGAGATACTTGTTGAGGAAGAAAACGACATAGTAAATTTAAATCAAGTAATGATAGAAACTAATTTAGCAGTAGAGTACTTTGGACAGTCTAAGGTAGATATAGAGAAAGAGCATCTAAAGAACAGAGTAAAATTACAAAACAGAGGTTATAAATATAGTTGAACCTTTTCCTTGTATTACTGCTTTTTATATGATACTATATACTTGTTGGGTGGGTCAGATATATAACTATATTACTTATCTAATTATATTAATTAGCTTATATTGTAAATACTAATATATAGCTATATAACAATTTATTATAACTTTAACCATATAACATAATGCCAATAAAGCCTAAAGAGATTAATCAATTAAACGTAATATCCTTTGAATCTAACTTTCAAAGAATGCCTAATACAGACTTCTTTTGTCAAAGAGTTAATATACCTTCTATAGCTCTAGGAACTGCTATTTTACCTACACAGTTTTCACCAGTACCTATTGAGGGTGATAAATTACTCTTTGAAAATTTGAATATTAGCTTTTATGTTAATGAGGATTTGTCTAATTATATGGAAATATATAATTGGCTTATTTCTATTGGTTTTCCAGATGAATTTCCACAGTTTAATTTGAGTGGAGATGCTATAAGTGCAACTTCATCATTTGGTGCTATTAAGTCTGATATGAATATTATGATACAAACGAACAAAACTAACCCCAATTATAATGTCACTTTCAAAGATGCCTTTCCGACATCTTTAGGTGCTATTCCCCTAGATGCCACAGCCACAGATTTGCAACCTATTGTAGTAGATGCTACATTTGCTTATACTGGCTCCTTCACTATAGCCAAGGTCGGCTAACCTTTTCCTTGTATTTACCATAAATCTTTGTTATAATATATATATGAAAATTGATGATATTAGAGAAATAATAAACAAAGACACAACATTTATTAAAGAGGATTGTAATATTGATATTGCTTCTCTTTCAGTGCCAGAGATGTGTTCAAAATATCAGAATTTGATATATGATGAGCACATAAGCCTTAGGTTTTTCCAGAAAGAATATGACATCGTTAGAACGCAAAGATGGATATATTACACTGGTAAAGCTGACCCAGAGGAATACCAAAAAGAACCATTCAATCTAAAGATACTTAAAGCAGATGTTGAAATGTTCCTGCGTTCTGATGAACGACTGAATCTTGTTAAAGATAAAGTAAAGGCACAGGAACAGAAACTTCATTTACTTACAGAGTTTTCAAAGTCAATAATGTCAATGTCTTTTAACATTGGCAATACTATAAAATGGAAGAAGTTTTTGAATGGGGAGATTGGATGATTGCAGTTGGAAAGTTAAACGAAACCTTTTTACAGGTTTCTTGTGAGAGGCATATTGCTTATGAACTGAATGAATTTTTCTCCTTCAAAGTTCCGAACTGTCAGTTTCATCCGAAGTTTAAAGCAAAAATGTGGGACGGAAAGATACGTTTATTCAATATACAAACAGGACAAATGTATCTGGGTCTATATCCATATCTAAAAGATTGGGCAGAGAAACATTCTTATAAATTGCAATCTGATATACTGGAAGTTAAAAAACTTTCTGGTTTGGATGTAGAAGGTATCAAAGAGTTTTTTGATTCACTTAAATTACATTGTAAGGCTAAACCAATTGTTCCGAGAGATTATCAGATTGCATCATTTCTACATTGTGCAAAGGCTGAAAGAGCTCTACTACTGTCACCAACATCATCGGGTAAGAGTTTAGTTATCTATTCATTGATTAGATGGCATCAGCAGTTTATAGAGAATGATAAGATATTGATATTGGTTCCTACTACAAATCTTGTTACACAGATGTATAATGATTTCAAAGATTATTCATCAGAGTTACCAGATTGGAATATTGAAGAACAGTGCCACATGATATATTCAGGTAAGGAAAAGGAATCAGAGAAACAGATATATGTTAGTACATGGCAGTCATTATTTAGACTTGGTGCTCCATACTTTAAGAAGTTTGGCATGGTTATAGGTGATGAAGCTCATCTATGTAATGCTCAGAGTTTAAAGGGTATCTTAGAGAAAATGACCACTTGTAGATATCGTTATGGTACAACTGGTACACTTACAGACTCTAAGACGAATAAATTAGTTCTTGAAGGATTATTTGGTAAAACATATACAGCTGTAACATCTAAAGAGTTGATGGACAATAAACATATATCTGATTTGAGTATCAACTGTTTAGTTCTTAAATATACAGATAAAGAACGTCAAGAGCAGAAGAAATCTACATATCAAGAAGAGATTGATTTCGTTGTAACACATCATAAACGAAATATATTTATCCGTGATTTAGCATTAGCAAGAAAAGGTAATGTTCTGATTCTCTTTAACTTTGTAGAGAAACATGGTAAGGTATTACATAAGTTGATAGAGGAAAAGAATACAGATGATAGAAACATTTTCTTTATAGCGGGTGAGACATCGGTTGAAGATAGAGAGAGAATTCGACAAGTTACAGAAGTTGAAAACTCAATCATTGTAGCATCATCAGGTGTTTTGTCAACGGGTGTTAATATTAAAAATCTACAAACCTTAATATTTGCTCATCCATATAAAGGAAAGATAAGAAATCTTCAATCGATTGGTAGAGTGTTACGGTTAGATGATAAACATAACAAGGCTATATTATTTGATATTGTTGATGATTTGATTTGGAAGAAACATCATAATTATGGTATTAAACATTGGAAGGAAAGAGTAAGCACATATTTAAATGAGAAGTTTGATTATATGTGTAAGGAAATAACTTTATAAAGGAAACTGAAATGGGCAAGACTTATAAGAAGATTGTCAGAAATAAGATTGAAAGAAAGAAACTGCATATTCTTAAACAAAAAAAGATATTTATTAACGAAGGAGATGAAGATGACGGATATCAAGACATCGAAGAAGAAGTGCGAGAGGTGCAAGAAAGTAACAGCACAAGTTAATACTTCAGAAGGTTTTGCAGGTTTAGCATATTATGAAGATTTTACTTGTACTGTCTGTGATAAAGTGAATTGTTTTAAAATGAATAAACGACCCCAGCCATTTACAATATATACTGTTTCGTAGTGTTTCAACTGGTGGTCATTAATTATAAAATTTGAGGCTAAAATGAATATTAATATAGTAAATAAAAGTGAGAATCCATTACCAAAGTATGCTAGAGATGGTGATGCTGGTATGGACATATGTGCAGCTGAAGATGAACACATTTCACCGTTTAGTTGGAAAGCAATATCTACTGGATTGTATGTTGAGATTCCTGATGGATATGAAATACAAATACGCTCAAGGTCTGGACTAGCATTTAAACATGGTATTGTTGTATTGAATAGTCCTGGCACTATTGATTCGGGTTATCGTGGTGAGATAAAAGTTATTCTAAAAAACCATGACCACCATAGATACAATATTAATAAGGGTGAACGTATAGCACAAATGGTAGTTTCTGAATTTACTAAAGCTTCTCTTACAGAAGTTGCAGAACTTTCTGAAACTGAACGTGGCGAAGGTGGATTAGGGAGTACAGGAAAATGACTGATAAGAAAAGTAAAGCTAAACATTATGTAGATAATGAAAAGTTCTTTGAGGAAATGTCAAAATGGAAACTTAGAGTTTTAGATGCTCGTGAAATGGATGATGTTGACCCGCCCTCAACTGAATATATGGGAGAGTGTTTTCTAAGAATATCTGAACATTTGGTTATGCGTCCTAACTTTATTAATTATTCATTTAGAGATGACTTGATTTCTGATGGTGTTGAAAATTGTTTACTATATGCTCATAACTTCAATCCAGCTAAATCAAAGAATCCTTTTTCTTATTTTACACAAATTATATATCAATCTTATGTAAGGCGTATTGTAAAGGAAAGAAAACTGATGCATATCAAATACCTGTTTGTTGAAAGGTCTGGTATTCTAAATGAGCTGAGTCCTGATAATGAGGACAATAAAAAGATAACTAAAGTATGGATAGATTATTTGAAAACACACGAAAAGTATGCTACAAATCCAGATAAGAAAAAGAAACCTAAAGCTAATCTACAGATGTATTTTAGGTGATAAATCTTTTTCCTTGTATTAATGTGTTTTATATGATAAACTGTATTCAAATAGTTAAGGAATTTAATGAACTACCATGTTTTGACTATAATAGAATGTCCAAGATGTAAAGAGCATGAGTCAGACCATAGTTTTAAGAACTGCGGATATAGATTAGAAGAACTAGAAAATAATATAATGAAACAAACATTTCATTGCACCCGTTGTGGTAACGAATGGAATAATGTTTGGTTGAAATACAAAAAGGAAAATGATGAAGATAGCACTGATTACGGATCAACATTTTGGGGGGAAACAGGACAGTCAGAACTTTTTAAATTACATTGAGACATTTTATCGGGAACAGTTTTTCCCTTACTTGTCAGAGAATAATATTCAAAATGTTATTGACCTTGGCGATACTTTTGATAGACGGAAGTTTGTAAATTTTAATACACTCAATCA